GAACACGTCGGCTTTGACGCCCGATGTGGAGACCATGGTACCTTTTGCTCCACCAGCATCAGCCCAGGCGCCGTTCATCGTGGAGACGAGATACCGCACCGACTCAATGGCACCGAGTTCGTGCTCGGAGATGGGTGCCCGGGCGTAGTTCTTGACTGAGATGAACCCGGTGATGTTGCGGATGTCGTTCTCAAGGTCGGGATGGATCAGCGCGACAAAGCCGCCCTCGACAGGGGTGGTGTTGTACATAGCGCCAGCAGCGGTGACCTTGGTGATCGGGGAGGCATTCTGCCGTTTCAGGCTGCGGATGATCTTGCGCTGCATGGTCAGCGAGTAGATGGTGTTGACCGCGCTGCGGGCCGTGCCGTTGGCGTAGAAGACGTTGGTGCCGGCGTTGAGGATGCCGTAACGCACCGACTCGATGGTCTTGGCGGCCTGCTCGGCGATGAGATCCTGACACTCAACGAAAACGGGGTCTTCGTGGGTATCCTGGATGACATCGGTCAGGGGGACGTAATCGCCATACTGCGACAGCTCGGCGGTATAGTCGGTGAAGGTCAGGTTGGAACCAACCGGGGTCACGCCCTCGACCAACGGAGTCGTTGCCAGCGGCAGGGCTTCGTAGCGCCGCCACTTGGCGGTCTTGGTCTTGTTGTTGGGGATCACGTACATATCAAGGAACTTCTCCAAGACAAGGTACGGCTGGGCGCGGACCAACAGCTGCACGATCACGAACGCCGCGGTACGCGGGGAAATGTCGCCGTAGAGATTCATGGTTACCTCCTCTTACTACTTGGGGTTTGGGTTATGCTGCTTTAACTGCTACTTTAAATGCTCCTTCAAAATCATTCGGGTCGATCGCCCCCGTCTCTACCACGCGCCGGGACTTCACTGGCTCAAGGGATGTCGGGGCTTTGGGCTCTTCCTTCGGAGGCGGCGGTGGGTCTTCATTCTTCAGCAGCCCGTTGACCTCTTTATACGCTGTGAGCAGGTCGTTGACCTGTTTTGCCGTGCCGCTTTCGAGCACCGCCTTGTATGCCGGTTGCAGGTACTCAGGCTGGGTCCCGATCCACTTCTCTACATCCGGGACTATGGTAAAGGCATCCGCGTGAACGTCGAGGATGGCCTTGGTGTGTCGTTCCTGCACCGATTCTTCCACCGTCTTGGCGGTGGCCTGGAACGGTTCCAGCATCTTCTGGAACTCGGCCGTCAGTTCGGCTTTCAGCTTCTCCCGATCGGTGGCAATCTGCTTGTCCATAATCGCGGCGTGCTCGGGCCAGTCCTCCCGAAACTTGGCAAGGGCCGCGGCCTCCGCGGGGTCTTCGGTAACTACTGGTGCCGTGGGTTCAGCTTTCGGCTCCGTGGCTTTTACCGCGGCGATGGTCTGGGCGACGATATCGGCGACGTTGGGGGGTTCTACCTTCGGTTCGACCTTTGCTTCTGGTTCTGGTTTTACTTCTGGTTCCGGTTTTACTTCCGGTTCCGGTTTTACTTCCGGTTCAGGCGCTACCTTCACTTCCGCTTCAGGGGTTACTTCCGCCCCTGCGGCTTCAGCGAAGAAACCATCAAAAACTGCCTCGGTATTTATAATTTCCTTTGGTTCCATGAGAAACCCCTTTCGTAGTTAGGGCGCAGAGTACATTATTAACTCAACTGTGTCAAGTAAATTGTACTCAGGATTCGTAGATGTTTTTCAGTAAAGTCCTTAACTCTTTCACCGCCCCCCGCAGGTCCGGACTCTCCAGACTCACCATCTGCTCCTGACCAATATCCCGGCGCACCGACAGGTACTCCATCAGGTCCTGCATAACACTCTGGTTGCTACTGCTTCGTAGTCCGTTGAGCAGCATTGACTCCTTCTCGCGCAGCTCCTGTAATCTGTTCGAGGAGCAGCTTAATTGTGTTGATCTGGTTGGCATCCTTGATCCCCTTTCCTTTCGCCAGTGTGGCGGTGGCCTTGGCCACCAGCTCATTGATCTTGTATTCGACGGTCTGCAGGATCTCCTGCGTCTCCGCCTGGGCCTTCTGCGCCGCGGCCTGATCCTTCTGGGTTTTGGCGTCTATGGAGTTGTTCTGTCGCATCGCCGCGTCGGCCTGGGCTTGGCGCATCTGGTCGAGAATCTTGGCAGCGGTCACGGCGTCCTCGACAATATCAACAGGGAGGTCGCGGGACTTGAGGCGCTCCAGGAGCGTGTCGCGGGTTTTGATGATCGCCCGTTCCTCGGGAGTGAGTGTCTGCATGAATTGATCGAGGGCCGCGCCCCTGATCTCTTTTGCCACCAGCGAGATGTTGCCCCGGGCGATAACCTTATGGTCACCGCGAATCTCCGGACGGAGCGGGGCGAGAAACTGCATGTTCCATTTGACGATGGAGCCGATCACCGAGGCAGTGAAGCGGTCGAAGGCCCGGACTTGATCCTTGGTCACCATGTTGGCGCCGCCGGTCATCTGGCTCATGTTCTGCGACGTTCTGAATGCTTCACCGAGGGGTTGGGCGTTACCCATGGTCCAGCTCTGGATGTTGCTCTCCATGTCCAGCTGCTGCTGGAACCGCTCCCGCAGGGCGATGAGTTCGGTGATGTGGGAGTCGATCTGAATGTCGCGCACGATCGGGTTGTTGTTCTGGGGGTCCAGACTACTATCGGTATAGATGGTGGCGAACGCCCCGATCTCCACCCCGGATTCACGCTGCTTGCGGGAGAGGCGCGACTCGTCAATCTCCGTGATGGGTCCGCAGGTAGCCGAAGCGTTGTCCATGGTCATCCGGTCGATGGAGCACAGTTTCATCTGACTATCGCGGATGGCCTGCGGCAGACTCACCCCGAGAAGTCCCGCCTCGTCCTCGTCATCATAGAAATAGGCGTGGAACATATCACCGACATCCGCGCCGAACGCCGCCTTCTCTGCCTTGATAATCTGATCGTCGATGAGCCACGCATCCACCAGCATGTCCTTGTGCATCTCGCTCTCAGGGATCTCCACCCCGATCGCGGCGATCTGCTTGGCGGAGACGAAACCGAAGTAGCGGAACACCTCATAGTGCCGGCCGTCGTGCTTCAGGTCAGCGGTTTTCTCCAGGAGGCGTAGCTCGGTCTCATAACTATCAGGCTTAAAATTACCGCTGTCGTGGGTGCGCAGGTACTCCTTGATGACGTCGCCGAAGAAGTCCTCCCGGGTGGTGAGGGCTGATAAGTCGTGGCGGGAGAAGATGTACCGCTTGAACAGACCCTCCTGCTGTCGCCAGGTCTTTGCCGTCATGTCGGGGTAGAGATCCCAGGAACGGCATGGCTCGAACACCGGCACCGGCGTCTTCTTGGTTACTGCCCGCCATGCTCCTGTAGTCTCATCTTGCTCCCACACCTTCTCTTCCGTGTAGCCGGTCATCGGCCCTTCAGCGACACCCCAACCGTACAGCCCTCCGGAGCGCACTACCTTCTTGCAGAGCACCGGGTACTCAAGTTCCTGCTCGGTGAGCTGGTCCTCGATGAGGTTCTCCATGTTCTGCGCCCGTTCGTTGGCGAGTGACTTCACCCCATCGAGAATATCCTCCGAGGTGAGGGGGACGGGTTCACCGCCTTGGGCCTCTGCCAACCGCTGCTGCTCCAGGCCAGTGATTACGTTGTCTATATCCTCGCGGGAGAGGTCGGGGTACTCCTGCGGCTTCACCGCATAGTTTTTCTCGCTGGCGGGGAACATCATCTCCATCATCTTCGCGGTGAAGCCAATCAGCTTCAGGCGGGTGTCGCGGGGATAGGTCTTCGACCTTTTGGCGTCGAGCTTGCTCTCCACCTCGGGATCATAGGTGGCCCGGTACTGCCGCAGGTCCTTCATCATCTGCAGCTCGGCGGTCTTGCGTTCGGTCTTGTAGTTGCCGAGTTTGTTGGCCAGGAACGTGCCGAGCTTCTTCAGGGCATCGGCGGGGGTATTGAGATCGTCGGACATGGCGCCCTCCTATTGATGGTGATAGTTGACCACCGTGGACATCTGCACCCCGGAGGAACTGGTTATGGCCCGCATGTAATCGGATTGGTCATACTGCTTGCCGGTGAGAAACATGGTCATATATTGGTCTGCCTCGACGACGTGGCTCCAGTTATTCTTGGCGGGCTTGTCCCGCAGCTTGCCATCGGTGCCCTTCAGCTTCTCGTAACGGTACTTGGAGCGCAACCCTTCGACGCACCACTTCATGCTGGGGTCATAGAGCACTATCGGGTCACCGTCGGGCCAATCCCGCAGGGCGTTATCCAGGGAGTCGATACGCTGCTTGGGGTCGTTGGTGTAGGCCAGTTTGACATGGTGGCCGTCTTCCCGCGGGAACTCGCGCTTCAGGATCTTGTACCAGGAGTCGTCGGTAGTGTTGTCCTGCCGCACCGAGGATGGGTCAATGACAAAGATGATAGGATTCGTCGGGTAAAACTGCTTCATGATCGGTTTCAGCTTCATCTTGATGAAGGTCTTAGCCCCGATATCGAACCCCACCGCCTCGCGCTGTTTTCGGATACGCCCGTCAACCATCTGCCCGAAGACCGCCGCCGGGGTCCGCGCTGTATCAAGACCGATGACCACCGGGATGAACGGCAGAATCTGCACCGGGATTTTCGAGACATGGCGCTCCTTGAAGGACTTCATGTACACTGGCGTACCCTTGAGGCTCTTGGCATAGCCGACCTGCACCATGGTCCGGAACCACTCCTCGGAACGCCCACCCCGGTCATAGTACCCGTCGGGGAGGTTCTCGATGTTCTCCCCCGGTACACCATCAGACCCATCCCCCGCGGGTTGGCTAAACGTCGTACATTCCACAATGCTGTTCGGGTCGTCATCATCGACTGGCAGATGTTCGAAGATGCTGTGCCAGTAGCTGTCCATCTCGGGGGCGTTGGTATCGCCGAAGAGGCCGTGCCAGGTAGGCCATTCCTCCTTAGGCACGGTCGGGGGCTTCAGCTTCATTTCCGGATAACGGCCGCAGCGTTTCGACAGGTTCTCAACGATACCCCGAGTGATCTCCCGGCACTCGTTCAGCCATGCCCCGGTGGTCTCCATGGAGAGGACCTTCGCTACATCGTCATCGTCATCGAGGGCGCGGAACAAAATCTCTGCATCGACCGGGATGCCGTCTGCCGGGGTGAACTTCATGTAATAGGTGCGCTCAGTCTCCTTCCATCTGCCAATCGGGCCGTCTGGGAACCACGCCTTCCAGGTCTTAATAGTCGTATCTTTCAGCTGGTCGCGGGTGTTACGCACCACCACCCACCGAGTCCGCCGCACGTTGTCAATCCCGGGGGTCTGTTTCATGGCGAAGCGGACGATCTTCATGCAGCAACCTACTGATTTACCCGAACCTATAGGGCCTTTAATGAAAGATTGTTTGTCTTCGCACCGTATAAATTGGGAGACCGTCGGAGGTGCATTATATACTACCGCGTCGTTCATCGCTTCTCGTCCTTCCGTCCAGGGCAGTCATCGCAGTCGGAACAGCTCTCGGCCATAGTCTTCTTGATCTTCGGGCAGAAGAAGCTCATTTCCGTAGCTCCCACATGACTTTGATCGCCGTGGTGTTATTCCGTACCGGGCTCTCCCCTACCTCATGGCGCACGCCGGTTCCCGCCTCCATCTGTACAGTCTTCGGGCAGGCTACGGACTGGCACCCGGAGAGAAGCATTATGACGAGGGGTAAAAACCTCATTTCTTCAGCTTCGCTTTCAGCGTCTTGCCGAGGTCCACCCCGAACCAACCGGCGACAGCGCCGGCCGCAGCCGCACCCGCTATAATCCGCCAGTCGTAGACCCCCAGCGCCGGGGGGATAACCGCCATACCTGCCGCGCCGCTTACTGCGGAGGCTGCTTTAGTTTTCTTTTTCGTAGGCATGGTCAATCTCCTCTTCCATGAGTCTTTCATGCAGGTCTGACCAGTAGTAATACGCCCGCAGCAAAATCCCATGCTCCCATTCATCTATGGTGGATGCCTTGGCAAGAAGGTCTGCAAGCAATGCTGATTGCTCACTGGCGCGATCCAGCTTCTGCCGCAGTTCTTTTTTATATTCCGCTTTGGTCTTTGGGCATTCATGCGCCAACGCGCCAGTCGCTGCGAACAGCCATAACACCATCACAAGGGCCTTCAGATACCCCATCTCACACCTCCATTTTTTAAGGCGCCGTCAGCACTTCAAGTTCTTGCCATAGGGCAGAACTCTCGCCTCCGAATCTTACCCCTTTGAATACCCATAAGGCACGGAGCCAACTCATGCCGTCTTCCCTGCACATCCGTTGAAGTTCCTTATCCACTTCTTTTCGCCAACCTAAATCCAGCCTGCCTTCCCTCATAAGCTGGTAGAACGCATCATGCACCAGCGAGGGTCGGCGGAAGTTCTTAGTATTAATAGCTGGCCCACTTGCCCCGTCCCATGCGTAGTATTCCCGGACAGTGAGCAGCCCCTCGGGGGTGAGGGCTATGAACTTAGTTTCAATATGCTCCGCAGGTTTTACGGCGGTCTGAGT